TCAGAAGTCCGCTGATCCCTGTTCATGTTTTGCCCGCTTTTCGAGGGCGGCGCGGCTGAGCTGTTCGGTCAGCAGGCCATAGACTTTCAGGATCGTGTGGATGGTCGCCATTTCGTGCAGCGTGATCGAGGCGACGCCGGGAATGTCGACGCCGGCCTCGAACAGCCGCGTGACCGCCGTGTGGCGCAGCTGGCGGAACTGCAGGCGCTTGCAACTCGGCATCGCGGGGATCCCGAGGGCGCGATCGCCGGCGGCGGCGGTGGCGCGGATCCGCGCGAAGACGTGCCGGAAGTGGTCGGAGCGCCAGGGCTTGCCCGCCGGGGTCAGCAGCAGCTGGCCGTGGATCGGCGTCACGTTGCCGGCCGCGCGGCGTTGCTGTTCGGCCTCGATGCGGTCGACCAGGGCCGGAACCACGTCGATCGCCAGGCGTCCGCGCGCGTTGGTCTTGTTCTGCAGCACGTCGATGACGTTGTTGCGGATGTCGCCGGTGCGGATCTTGATCACATCGCCTTCGCGCTGGCCGATCCATTCGTTGATCAGGATCGCCGTGCCGATGGCGTGATGGCCGATGCGGTCGGCGGTGGCGATCATGTGCCGCGCCTCGTCCGGCGACCAGACGATGATGTCGGGGCGCTGCGTCTCGATGTCGGGGCGCGCGAACGGGTTGGAATACTTTTCGGCGAAGCCCTCGATCTTGCGCGCCGAGTGGTTCCACAACAGCCGCCCGACGCGGACCGTCGCCGCCGCCATCGCCGGCGATACCTCGCCGACCTTCTCGATGTAGTCGTCGACCTTCACCGCCGTCAGGTAGCCGACGGGCTTCGGCCCGACCCAGCGGCTGATCAGGTCAAGATGCTGGCCGTAGTCGCGCTGCGTCTTCGGGGCCAGCTGGCGGAACTTCCGGTGCTTGCGGTAGCGGCTGATGATGTCGTCGATCGTCAGGCCGCGGCGCTTCGGCGTCTCGTCGGGCGCCCTGCCCTCGGCGGCCTCGCGCACGCGGGCGTTGATGGCGATGGCTTCCCGCCGGGCCTGGTCGGCGGCGGCGTCTGGATCGGTGACGCCGGCGGCCAGCGGCACGGTGCGCCATCCGCGATCGTGCAGCGTCTTGCCGGGGATCCAGTACCAGCGGACGGTCCCGTCCCTGTTCTTGCGGCTGCGGAGATAGTCGATCCGGTTGGCCGATTTGCGGTTGGTCATGCCACGCCTCGCCTCTGGTGCGCTTCGCGGACGATGGCGTCGAGCGCCGCGTCGGCGTCGTGATCGTCCTGCGGTTCACACTCTGGTTCGGCGAAAATCAGCTTGTCAAAGTATCTGTCGACCGCGTGCCGGTCATACCTGTTCAGCACCGGATGCGGTTGCGGGAACCCGTTCGCTTCAAGAAGATCGCGCTTGCGCCTGAAATCGCGGGGATGGACACCGAGAATTTCATCGCAGAGTTGTTTCTGCGTCAGCATCCGCTGGGACATGTCTGAAGCCTCCCGCCGGCGGCCGCAGCGACCGGGGAGGATCATCGCTGCGGCCGCCGGGCTTCCGTTTGGTCGGTCGGTCGGTCGGTCCCCCCGCCGGCGGGGCGTTCGTTACCGCCGGCGGGGGTGGATCGGCTGTCGAGGGGGATCGGGTCAGTCGATCTGCGTCAGAAGTGACACGGATCGAAAGTCAATGCAATGGGAAAATGACACACAAGCGCGAACAATTCTGGAATTGAGGTAACAACGGAGCACGAAAAATGTTTCATGTGAAATGGGCTGCGGTCATTTTCGTCGCCGTAACGATCCTGCCGCCGATCGCGGAATCGGCCGGCCGGATCGAGGTGCCGGCGGCGGCGCTGGCGAAGGACGGGGACACGTTTCACATTCCCGGCCGCGGCCTTGTCCGGCTGTTCGGGATCGACACGCCGGAATGCGACTGGATCCGGCGCGGGGCGGCGCATTACTGCCCGCGGGCCGAAGCCTATATCCTGGCGGCGCTGCTGCTGGGCGGCGGCGTCGGCTGCGAGATCCTGGACCGTGACCGGCATGGCCGCGACGTGGCGCGCTGCTGGCGCGGCGGGCTGGACATCGGCCGGGTGATGGTCGAGGCGGGGATGGCGCGCGCCGCCCGCTGGGACGGCCGGCGGCTGGTGCTGGGCGAGGGTGACTATGCCTTCGCCGAGGAACGGGCCTTCCGTGACGGCGAGGGCTATTGGCGCTGCGGCGCCGAGACGCCGCCCAAGTTCATGAAAATGAAGGCGGATCGCTGCCGCTAGGTTTCCAGCGTGGCGTGCAGGTCATTCCGGATGCGGCGCGCGCTGACTTCCAGTTTAAGCAGTTCGTTGGGGCAGTCCGGCTGCTGCGCGAGCCATGACCGCATGATGCGCAGCGAGCGGCGGTCGACATTGTCGAGTTCGTCGAGCAGCTGGCGCGCGTCGGGCAACACCGGCCGCCTGCCGCGCGGTTCCATGTCGGCGGTGTCCTGCAGCTCGTCCAGGCCACCGAGGGCGGCGACTTCCCTGCGCGCGATCGGCGGCGTTCCCATGCCGATCAGTTCGCGGCCGAGCCGCGCGACCAGGTCGGCCGGCAGCGCGTCCTTCTTGTAGCGCTCCGGCTTCTCGTAATAGGCGTAGGTCGAATGCTGCATTTCCAGCAGGGCGGCGAGTTCCCGCTGTGTCAGGCCGGCGCGCTTGCGCAGTTCGGCCAATTCGCTGGTCACTGACTGTGTGGTCATGAACCCCATATTGGAAATGGCTTTTAGCATGTCAGTGGAAAAATATCCCGCACAAAAAGTCACGAATTGACACAAACCGAAAATACGCCAGACTTGTGCTCATAACGCCGTGATTCGCACAACATATGGTGGTTTTCGTGTACGACCTGCCCGAGCATCCGTTGAAAGTCTGGCGCATGGAGCGCGGACTGACACAGAAAGAGGCCGCCGATGAGGCGGGCGTGACACAAGGCGTCTGGTCCCGCTGGGAGCTGGGCCACGGGCCGGCGCATCCGAAGATGTTCCTGAAAATCCGCGAGACGACCGGGATCACGCGCGCCGCGATCCTGCGCTGGAAGAACCGCCGCGCCGTCGCCGCTGCCGCCGAGAACGGGGCGGCGGCATGATGAACCGCGACGCGATCGACGCGCTGGCGCAGGGGCCGAACGATCCATATGCCCGCGCGACGGCTCTGGGCCTGGCGGCCGAGTTCGGCGTCGATCCCGATGGCGCCTTCGACTTCGCCGCGCGGATGCTGGCGTGGGTTCGCGACGAAACGCCGCAACCGGAACACGGGCCGGGCGAAGCCGGGGGGCAGATCAATTACGTCCCAATGGCTTCGGATCATCCGCCGCTTGTCGATCGCCCGGTCGGGCCTCGGCTGGAAGTGCTGCAGCACGCCGCGCGGATGCAGCGGGCGGGCGATCCGGTCAACCCGCAGCTGGTCAGCGAGAAGATGATGATCGGCCCGGCCGGCGTCAGGAAGCACATGAAGGCGCTGGTCGCCGCCGGCCTGATGCGCAAGCGGCGGACGGGCCGCAACTGCAACACGACGGTCTGGTCGGTGACGGATGCCGGCAAGGCGGCGGTCAACGCGGATGACGGGCCGGCCCGCAGCCGGGTTCTGGACTGGCTGACCGACGGTCCGAAGCGCATCGCCGACCTGTGGCCGACATCCCCGGAGTGGCCGCGGCAGCGGGTGCATGACCTGCTGGACGACATGGTCGCCGAGGGCGTGATCGAGCGCTTCAACGCCGGCGAGGGCCGCACGCTCTACCGGCTGCCATCCCTGCCCTTCACCGGAACCGAAGCGTCATGAGCGGGCCGGTCCTGATCGCCGATCTGTTCTGCGGCGCGGGCGGCACGTCGTCGGGCGCGGTCGCGGCGCTGACCCGTCTCGGCATCCCGCATGAACTGGTCTGTGTGAACCACTGGCCGGTGGCGATCGAGACCCATGCCGCGAACCATCCCGAAGCCCGGCATCACTGCGTCGATATCTCGACCGCGCGGCCCGAGCTGATCGTGCCGGAAGGGCGGCTCGACCTGCTGATGGCGTCACCGACCTGCACGCATCACAGCCGGGCAAGGGCGGGCAAGCCGACCGGCGATCAGCAGCGCATGGATCCGTGGTGCATCGTCACCTGGTGCACCTCGCTCAGGGTCGATCGCATCTGCATCGAGAACGTGCCTGAGTTCATGGAGTGGGGACCGGTGGACGACAGCACCGGCAAGCCTGATCCCGCGCGCAAGGGCGAATACTACATCGCATGGTGCGCGGCGCTCCGGGCCATCGGCTTCGATCTGGAAGTCCGCATCCTGAACTGCGCCGACTATGGCGATGCCACGACGCGGCGGCGGTTCTTCCTGCTGGGCAGCCGCGTCGGGCCGGTCCGGTGGCCCTCGCCGAGCCATGCGCCGCGCGACCGGGCCGACAGTCTGGGCCTGCTGCCCTGGCGGCCGGCGCGGGAGATCATCGACTGGTCGGTGCCATCGGAAAGCATCTTCACGCGCAAGAAACCGCTGAGCCCGAACACGCTGAAACGGATCGCGCACGGGCTGGTGAAGTACAGCGGGGCGTCCGCGGAACCCTTCCTGATCGTGCTGCGCAATCATGCCGCCTCGCGCGGGCTGGACCTGCCGCTGCCCACCGTGACCACCAGCGGCAACCATGTCGGCCTGGTGCAGCCGATGGTGCTGGGTCAGCACGGCGGCTCGACCGCGCGGCCGGTGGATCAGCCGGTTCCGACCATCGCGACCCTGGGCGCGCAGTCGCTGATCCAGCCGTTCATGACCCCGATCTTCGGCGACAGGACTGGTCAGCAGCCGCGGGTGCTCAACATCGACGATCCGGCGCCAACCGTGCCGGGAAATGGCGCGGCGGGCCTCGTCGAACCGCTCCTCGCCCCCTACTACGGCAGTGGCTCGGGCCAGACCGCGAAGCCGGTTTCGGAACCGATGGACACCGTGACGACGAAGGACCGCTTCGGCCTGATCGAACCCGATGCCGGCCCGCCGGTCGATATCCGCTACCGGATGCTGCAGAAGCACGAGCTGGCCGGGGCGCAGTCGTTCCCGCCGGACTACGTCTTCAAGGGCAACACGACCGAGATCAAGAAGCAGATCGGCAACGCCGTGCCCTGCCGCACGGCGGAGGCGCTGACCTTCGCCTTCTTCGACACGGCGGCGCGGGCGGCGGCGGCATGAGCGGGCCGGTTCCGATCGAGGTCATTGTCGGCGGGCTGTCGGACCGGATCGCGGAACTGTGCCGCGAGCTGCTGCCGCTGGGGCGGCGCGAGGGATCCGAATGGGTCGAGGCGAAGCGCAAGCATGGCGGCCTGGGCGACGGGCTGCGCGTCTCGCTGGCGCAGGGCAAGCGCGGGATCTGGTCGCATTTCGGCGATGCCGGGCCGCTGGCGCGCGGCGACGCGCTGGACCTGGTCGCCTACATGGTCACGAATGGCGACAAGGGCGAGGCGCTGAAATGGTCGCGGCGCTGGCTGGGCATCGACAATCTGGATCCGCGCGAACTGGAACAGCGCCGCCAGGCCGCGGCGCGGAAGGCGGAAAGGGAACGGCAGGCCGACGTCGAGCGCAAGCGCGCCAGGCGCGAGCGGGCCATCCGCTACTGGAACGAGGCCGAGGCGTCGCTGAAAGGCACGCCGGCGGAATTCTACCTGCGCGGGCGGGGCATCTATCTTGACCGGCTGGGCCGCCAGCCGCGCAGCCTGCGCTTCCATCCCGGCCTGGTCGCCGGCAAGGCCGATGACGGAACCTGGCTGCGCTTCCCGGCGCTGATCGGCCTGATCCTGAAACCCGGCGGGCGCATCGCCGGCATTCACCGGATCTGGCTGGACCGCGACGCCGCGGGCAAGTGGACCAAGGCGCCGCTGGATCCGCCGCGCAAGGCGCTGGGCGAACACAAGGGCGGCGCGATCCGGATCTGGCGCGGGGCCGACGGGAAGTCGCTGGCCGAGGCCGCGCCGGGGTCGGCGGTGGCGATCGTCGAGGGCGTCGAGGATGCGCTGGCGCTGGCCTGCGGCGCGCCTGACCTGCGGATCCTGTGCGGGATCAGCCTGTCGAACATGGCGAATGTCGAGCTGCCCGAGACGATCGGCACGGTCTATCTGGGCGGCGAGAACGACGACAACGACACCGCGCGGGCCGCCTTCGCACGCGCGGCCGAGGCGCACATGCGCCAGGGGCGGCGGGTCTTCGACCTGCGCCCGCCCGAGGGCTTCAAGGACATCAATGACCTGCTGCAACGGGGGCAACCCGCATGAAGATCCGGCTTCAATTCGCAAACCGCGTGATGCGGATCAGTTTCGAGAGTGCGCTGTCGCCGCCGATCCGCGCTTTCCTGCCGCCGGCCACGGTGAACATTCTGGCGATGCACCTGTCGATCATCCGCGTGAAGGATGTGCGGTCAACGCAGATCGACTTCTGTTCCGGCCGATCGATTGACGGGTCGGTCGAGTGCGACATGCGCATCAAGGTATCGCGCGAGCGGCTGACGGTCATCGACCTGGCCGCCAAGGGGCGCGCGATCGATTACCTGCCGCCCTACGCTGACCGGCTGGAAGACATGCTGGATCACTGGGGCTTCACGCATGAGCTGAAAGACGGAGGCGTGATCGAATGACATCGCCCTTCCTGATCGACCGCTGCCAGGCGTCCGGTCCCGACGCCGACGGCAATATCCGCATCCGCTTCGCGTCGATGACGCGCGAGGCCGAGGCGCTGGTCCCGCCGATCGACCGCAAGATCTTCCGCACCTGCTGGCGCGTGATGATGGCGCATGACGCAACCGAGTTCGCCGTGCAGATCCCCGCCGCCGACGGGTCCGCGCTGGGCCTGACCTGGCGCAAGGATTCGGGCTTCGACCTGGCCTTCGAGCCGGGCCAGCCGGCGCTCCGCTTCGATGGCAAGGCCGCCGCCACGCTGCGGCAGGCAATGGAGTTTCAATGACATGCGATCCCTGATCACCCGGATGTCCCTGGATGCGCTGCTCGCCCGGACGATGAGCGCGATGCAACTGACGGAAGTGCCGATCGCCCGCGACTGGCGCGGCGATTTCGGCACGTCGCGGCGGACGATCCTGCATCGCCGTCTCGCCGGCGGCTACAGCCCTGAACAGGTCCGCGCCATGAACGGCCGCAACGGCGTCGGCAACCCGCGTCACCGCAAGCATCCGGGGGCGAAGTGATGGCCGAGGGATCGAAGATCGAATGGACCGATGACACATGGAACCCGGTGACGGGCTGCAGTGTAGTCTCGGCCGGCTGCACCAACTGCTACGCGATGAAGCTGGCGGGCGGGCGGATGCAGCATCATCCGAGCCGCAAGCGGCTGACGGATCCATCGAAGGCGGGGCCGGTCTGGAACGGCAAGGTCCGCTTCAACGAAGACTGGCTGGACCGGCCGCTGCGCCGCCGCAAGCCGCGCCGGATCTTCGTCTGCGCGCATGGCGACCTGTTCCATGACAACGTGCCGAATCAATGGATCGACAGGGTCTTCGCCGTGATGGCGCTGTCGCCGCAGCACAGCTTCCAGGTTCTGACCAAACGTCCGGAGCGGATGCGGGCGTACCTTTCTGATATGCCCCGCTGCATGGCGTGCTGGGGAAACCATGCGACCGACCTGCTGGACAACTACGTGAAGGCTGCCGGCAGAAAGCCGGGCTGGCCCCTTCCGAATGTCTGGCTGGGCGTGTCTGTCGAGGATCAGGCGACGGCCGACGAGCGGATCCCGGTGCTGCTGGATACGCCGGCGGCGCTGCGCTTCATCTCTGCCGAGCCGTTGCTGGGGCCGGTGGATCTGTGGGATATTCGGCCAAACCGCTATCCGCCTTCGGGATGGTCCTGGAACCCCATGAAGGGGTTCAAGATGCACTACAGCAATAGCCGAATAGTCGACGCGCCGCGCCTCGATTGGGTCATCGCCGGCGGGGAGAGCGGGCCGGGATCGCGGCCTGCGCATCCCGACTGGTTCAGGAAGCTTCGCGACGAGTGCGTCCGCGAGGGGGTGCCGTTCTTCTTCAAGCAGTGGGGCGACTACCTGCCGGCCGGTCAGCAGATGGCCGACGGGCGCCTGTGGGATCCGTCCTGCGGCAGCCGGTTGCGCGGGGTCAAGAAACTGACTGGCCGGATGCTGGACGGCGTCACGCATGATGCGATGCCGGAGGGCCGGGCGGATGGCTGAACTGCGGCAGTGTCCGTTCTGCGGAACCGTTCCGAAACGCGCCGGAACCTACGAAGGGCGGCCGAGATGGGTCCACGACGGCCCGCCTTGCGCCTTCGCTGATGAGGGGGTGGCTTTCATATACGACGCCGACGCATGGAACTGCCGTGCCCCTGCCGAGAGCGCCACGCATGACACGATGCCGGAGGTCCGGTCATGACGCGGTTCTGGTTCATTGTCGTGGTCGGCGGCGCCGAGTTGCTGGCGATCCTCGCCGTGTTCGCGGTGCTGATCGGCTGGGCGGTCGCCGGCGACGCGATGCTGGCGGTGGCGTGATGTCGGCGGCGCTGGCATCGACGCGCTACGGGGAAAGCGGCTACCGGCGGATGCCGGGGGACTTCTATGCGACGCCGGAATGGGTGACGAAGGCGCTGATCCGGTCCGAGGTCGGCGCGCATCTGGCGCAGCATCTGGTCTGGGAGCCGGCGGCGGGCAATGGCGACATGGCCCGCGTGCTGCAGCGGTATTGCCGCGAGGTCACGTCGACGGACATCGAGCTATACACCTGGCCGCTGGACGGGCGGGTCGATTTCACCGAGTTCGGCCCGGCCGACGATCCGCCGAACGGCTGCACCGCGATCATCACCAACCCGCCCTATTCGCTGGCCGACGGGTTCCTGTCGTCGGCGCTGTCGAACATGAAGATCCGCGCGGCGGCGATGCTGCTGCCGAACGATTTCATGTGCGCCGAAAAGCGGAAATGGCTGCGCGAGCATCCGATGTTCCGCTTCAAGATCGAGCTGACCAGCCGGATCAGGTGGGTGAACCTGCCGAAAGGCTCGGCCAGCCCGCGCAATCATCACGCCTGGTTCGTGTTCTGCCGCGATCACGGCTGGCGCGGCCATCCGCAACTGTCCTGGGCGGGGCGTGGATGACCGGGGCCGGGCCTGATGATGATGGGGTCTACCGGATCCGGCAGACGGTGGCGAATGCGCGGCCGCTGAACCCGCCGCTTGCCGCCGCGCCCGCCGATGACGACGGGCCGTCGCATGACTTTCCCGAGGGCTACGGCCAGGGCGGCGGCGATGACGGGATCGAGGATCCCGCCTTCGACTTCCGCGCGCCGGTCGGCCTGCCGGTGAAGCCGCTGGGGACGTTCGCCGGTGTCTACTACTACATGGACACGCTGCACCAGCTGCGGGATCTGAAAGCCGCCGATCACACGAAGAACAACCTGGCCGCCCTGTTCGGCATGGAGATCGCCTTCGCCTATCGCGCCTGGGCGACGGCGCAGAAGAACGACAACACGAAACTGCGCATGGACTGGGAACGCTGCGGCCAGGTTCTGATGTACGAATGCAGCCGCCGCGGGATCTGGGACATGAAGGGCCGGCTGCGCGGCGTCGGGGCGTGGCGCGGCGATGCCGACGAGCTGATCGTCCATGCCGGCGACGGCTACGCGGTGCGCCCGATCGGCGCCGACGCCGAGGTCGATGCCGGCCGGCCGATCGCTTTCCACCCGCCGGGCGGGTTCGGCAAGTACGTCTATCCGGCGGAACCGGCGCAGCCGCGTCCGGCCGAGGAAGCCTGCGATCACCGCTGGGGGCATGATCTGCTGGCGGTGCTGAGGCAATGGAACTTCCGGCGCGAGGCCGATCCGTTCCTGCTGCTGGGCTGGATCGGGGCGGCGATGCTGTGCGGGGCGCTGAACTGGCGGCCGGCGGTCTGGATCACCGGCGACAAGGGGACCGGCAAGTCGACGCTGCAGCAGCTGGTCGAGCGGATCTTCGCGCGCGGCATCGTGTCGGTCAGCGACACGACGGCGGCGGGGATCTGGCAGAAGGTCGGGCATCGGGCGATCCCGGTGGCGATCGACGAAATGGAGGCCGACGCCGACAACCGCCGCGCGGATGCGGTGGTCAAGCTGGCCCGCCAGGCGGCGTCGGGCGGCGTGGTGCTGCGCGGCGGGGCGGACCATGAGGGATCCGAGTTCACGGCGCGGTCGGCCTTCCTGTTCAGTTCCATCCTGCCGCCGCCGCTGCAGGCGCAGGACCGGTCGCGGCTGGCGATCCTGGAACTCGGCCGGCTGGACACGTCGAAGCCCGCGCCGCGGCATTCGCGGGAGACGCTGGAAGGCTTCGGGCGGATGCTGCGGCGGCGTCTGTGGGACCGCTGGCCCGATGTCGACGAATGCGTCGACCGCTATGAGCGGCGGCTGCGCGAGGCGGGCCACACGGCGCGGGCGGCGATGCAGTTCGGCACGCTGCTGGCGCTGGCCGACATATTGCTGTTCGACCGGCTGCCCGACGAAGGGCGGTTGAACGACTGGGCCGAGCGGATGCAGCCCGGCCAGCTGTCGGAGCTGGACGACGAAATGGCCGACGGCAACCGCTGCCTGGACTATCTGCTGACGGCGGCGGCGCCGATCATTCGCGGCGGCGAGCGGGTCAATGTCGTCAGCCTGATCCAGAAGGCCGTCGGCGATCCCGACCAGCCGATGACAGACATCGACCAGCAGACGGCCAACAACCAGCTGCAGAAGATCGGCGTCCGCATCACGCGGCCGGGCCATACCGGGCGGCCGGTGCTGGCGGTGGCGAACAATCACCGCGGCCTGGCCGACATCTTCCGTGAATCGAAGTGGTCCGGCCGGTCGGACACGAATGGCAACTGGATCCAGCCGCTGCGTTCGATCGAGGGGGCGAAGCCGTCCCCGTCGGCGCTGAGTTTCGACGGTTTCAAGGCGCGCGCGACGCTGATCCCGCTGGACGGGCTGATCGCGACGGAAAAGGAGGACAGGGATGACCAATAGCGAGACAACGGAGACGGTGCTGGTCGATGCCACGGCGAAGGCCGGGGCGCATGACTTCGTGCTGCGCGGCGACAGCGCCGCGCGTGGGCGCAAGCTGGGCAAGGCCCGGCGGGTGCAGGCGTGGCGGGCGCAGGCAGATATGCCGGTCGAAGGGCCGGCATGGATTGTTTCGTACTACTACAGCGAGGATGCCGGGAAGCCGGCGGTCGTCTTCATCGTGTCCGGCATTGAAGATCATATCCGTGTTCCGTATGGCGACTGGCTGGTCCGTGCGTCGGGCGGGTATGTCACGGTGATGACCGACGGCGATTTCAACGCCTTCTACACGTCCGCGCCGCCGCCGGCCGAGGGCGAGGCGGCCGAGGGCGAGGCGGCGAAGGACTGGCCGGAAATAGGGCAGCGGATCCTGTTCGGAATCAATGCGCGAAGCACGATCATGTATTCCGGCCGCGTCGCCATGAAGCTTGCGTCAGGCAAGGTGTTCCTGGCCGAGCGTGATGGTCAGTATGACCGGCTTTACCGGATCGAGCATGACAACTGGCTGGGGCTGGTCGACGTGCCGGGGGCGCCGGAATGACCGGCCCGGTCGAGATTCCGGCGGTGATGATGCAGTGGGTTCGCCCGCTGGCCGCCGCCGAGCCGCGCCATCACGGGATGCGGTTCCGCATCGAGGTTCTGGACGGCAACGTGCTGATCTGGCTGCGTGCGCCGAAGGACTGCGCCATCGCCTTCACCGGCTGGTGCATCCTGACGCCGGAACTGCTGCGCGCGGGCGCGAAGGATCCCGCCGAGGCGGCGCATATCTGGCAGGGCGTGGTGACCAACCTGAAAGGCCAGATCGAGGAGCACCGCGCGCTGCTGAAAGGGCTGGGCGCGTACCGCGTGCGGCTGAACTATCATGCCGCCGTCAGGATCCGGATGCGCGAGCTGCTGGCCCCGCCCCCGCCCGGCGGCGGCGAACCGACGGCGGCGCAGAAGAACGGCAAGCCCATGCTGATCGGGATCCCGAAACACGGAAAGGCGGCGTGATGGATGAGCCAGTGAACCAGACACAGAATAAGTGGTCGTTCGGCTATCGTCCCGGCCGGAGGTGGGGCGTCGATGACTTCCCGCCGCCGGGATATTCCGACGTTGGCGCGGACTGGCAGCAATTCACCGAGGCGCTCGCCTGCTGGATCGAGATTCGCAGCCGGCAGGGCCAACAACTCCGAGTTTATGCCGTCGCGTATCATTGGAACGTAAGCAATGAATGCGTTCTGGCCGCCCTTGAGGATCCGGCCTGCGTGCTGGTTGAGCGCACCGTGGAGTATCCGGATCAACCGGCCGAACAGAACATCCTCCGTCACCTGGCGGTCATGTGATGGATGCGATCCACAAGCGGGACATCAGCACGTTCAACGCCTTCGGCCGGGCGCTGGATCTGGCGCAGGAAGGGCAGTTGTCCGCGGGCGGCATGGCGAAGGCCGCGTCGGCGATGGTGGCCGTGATCAGTCTGGGCGGGATGGACCGCTGGGCCGCCTGCATCGAGGTCGCTGCCTGGCTGCGCGGCTTCTCGCCGGCCGAGGCGGCGTGATGGCGGACCATGAAATCTGGATCGACGAGGTCGCCGAGGTTCCCGAACATCTGTGGCGTCACCTTGTCGAGCCGCGCGGTGTCGTCGAGGAAATGCTGGACGGGCTGGCCGGGATTGCGGGCGGCCCAAACCCGTTCATCTATGACCCTGTCGCCGAGATAATCAATTACCAGATCGCGAAGATGCTGGGCCGGTCGCACCTGACGCCGACGCATATGCGGTTATTGCTTATGGAAAAGCAGCCGCGACCGCTGACCGCGTCCGAAGCGTTGATGTGGTATCAGCCGGATCAGGAACGGGAGGCGCGGACATGAACGGCGAGGATCGGTTGCGGTATGAGCGGGCTGCGCTGGCGGAGGATTTCCGGGTCGAGCGGTGGCGGCATCGGATGCAGATGCGCCCTATCGAGAACATGAAACGCGAAATCGCGCGGCTGGCGGCGATCACGGTGCAGCCGCGGCTGGTGATGATGAACGGCGTCCTGTTTCCGGAGCATGAATCGCCCGTGGATGATCAGTGGAGGCAGGTCCGGCGCTGGGAAGATGACGAGGAAGACCGGCACGCCAAGGCGATGGCCGGGCTGCGGCGGCGGCTGGCTGTTCTGAAACAGTGCGTCATCGAGGGCGACCGGCTGATGGTCCCGCTGATGACGTTTCAGGAAGCGTCAGGGGCCGAGGCGGGGCGGCCGGGTCCGTCGGGTGCCGAAAGCGCCTGAACCGGCCTGAGCGGGCTTCTGAGGCGCTGCGGCGCAGCCGGGGGGTAGTCCCCGATCCCCGCCGCCAGGGCCGCCATCGCCAGCCGCGTCGTCAGCGGCACGGTGCCGCCGGCCTCCATCCGCGTGATCGTCGGTTTCGAGACGCCGAGGGCGTCCGCCGCCTGCTGCTGGGTCAGGCCGAGGGATCGCCGCCAGCCGCGCACCTGGTCGGGGGTCATCTTGCAATCGCCTTCGTTCATGGTCATTGTCATCGCTTCCTTCCGGGTGCTTTGGTCGGCGCCCGGTTGGTCGGTTGGGGCGGCGGTTCTCTGGTCGGGAGCCGCCGCCCTTTTCCTGTTCATATCCGCGATCGCGTGACCGGGACACCGGCGGCCAGAAGCGCGGCGGTGATGTCGGCCCATTCGGCGACCATGTGCCGCTGATCGGCCATGATGTCGATCCCGGCAGCGCGGGCGGTCTCGATGGCGTCGGGCTTTTCCATGCGTTCGACGGCTTCCATCTTGTCATTGATGGCGTCCCGGTCCTGGCGCGGCAGCCCGACCAGGTCCAGAATGTCATTGATCGCTTCCATTGTGGCGTCGGCTTCGCTCGCTTCGCTGAGTGGTTCCGGCGTATAGGGTCCGCGGTGCTTGGCGATGATGGTGCTGGCATTGATCATGGTGGTTTCCTTCTGGTCGATGTGTCGGGTTTGTATCACGCGGCCGCGCCGCCTTCGAGGCTGTCCCATCCGTCCGGCTGGTCGAAATGGGTTGCGTCGAGCCAGGCGAGGCGCAGCAGGGCAGCCGACCAGGCTTCGGTCGGGGCTTCGCCTTCGGGCGTGTTGTAGGCGTCCATCGTGGCGAGGTCGCGCAGCGCGCCCCATGTCGCCGGGTCGTCGTCGCGCTCGTACAGCAGCGGGCTTTCCTCGCCGCAGTTGCGGCAGTCGTAGGCTTCGAAATGGCTGATCAGCTCGTCGTTCTGATCCACCGTCGCATCGAAGCCGATGTCGTCGGAACCGCAAAGGCTGCAGAGTTTGGGCGGCTTGGCGGCGCGCTGGCGGTTGGCCCGGAAGGCCGCGGTGAAGCGGTTCATGCAATCGGCGGCGCGGGCATATTCGCGCGCCAGGGTCTCGCGGTCGGTTTCCCCGTCGCAATCGTGCTTGCTCCTGTAATCCAGATGGTCGCCGAGATCGGCCAGGCCGCGGTCGGCGAGGCACTCAATCTCCGCGACAAGGGCGAGTGGCAGTCGAAGGGTCAGGATCGGTTCGGTCATTGGTCGGTTTCCTTCTGGTCGGTCGGTCGGTTCGGAGCCTGATCGCTCCGCGATCCCCGCGCCCCGGAAGGCGCGGAGACTGGCGGAAGGGTCAGAGATAGGCGGAAAGCGCGGTATCGCGGAGCGTGACGGCCCACACCTTGCCCTTGCGTTCAACGCGCGGGTGTTCGGCTTCGGAGCAAATGTCCGTCGCCAGATAGTTGTCTAGGGCTTGGTCGGCGGCGTCGCGGGTGCGGTGCGTGCTGTATTCATAGCGGATTTCCTTGGTCATTGGTCGGTTTCCTTCGGTTGGTTGGTCGGTTCGGAGCCTGATCGCTCCGCGATCCCCGCGCCCCGGAAGGCGCGCGGGGACTGGCGGAAAGGTCAGCGATGCCCGGCAGCGGGTTCCGGGCGGGACATCGGGCCGATTTCAAGGCCGGTCTTGGCTGCGGCGATCTGCGCTTCGCGCCATGTCGCGAACGGGCCGCTGTGGCGTTTCGGGTATCCGCCAGGCTTGCGCGTATCCAGGACATAGCAGCCGGTCCGTGGGCGGCCGTAGTGGCAAGCGTCCGCGCTGGTCGGCAGGGCATAGGCGATTTCGATGTAGCGTGTCATTGGTCGGTTTCCTTCGGTCGGTTGGTCGGTCGTCGCGTCAGCGACAGATAAACAAATAGTCACAATGATCATTTTGCGCAAGCAAAAAAATGATCATTGTGACGCTTTTTTATGGTGACGCGGCGAAGGGCGTGGAATTCCGCCGGTCTGGCGCGGCGCTTCCCCGGACCCCAGCCGGACCGGTCATGCGGCGCGGGCGGGTTCTCTGGCCGGTCAATGACCCCTGACCCCTGACGGGAAGCGATCAACGCGGGATCAACGCGCTGGGCGGGAGGTGCAACGCCATTCGGGTCGGGGGGGTGGCGAAGCCTTGCCGTCAGGATCGGCGCGGCGTGGCGGGTGCCGTTCAACGCTTCGACGGGTTCAACGCCGCTGGCGCGGCTCGGCGATGCAACCCGGCTTCCGGCTCTACACACAAACAACCAGCGTTGAAGCTTTGAAGCGTTGAAGTGGGGCGGCGATGGCGCGGCGCGGCTGGGCTGCAGCCTTCAACGGCGGATGCAACGGCGTCGAGGCTTGCGGAACCGGGATTGTTAATTGGTCAATAATTCTATGACCGATAGCGCCATGCAATTCGACCTGATCCCGGTCGAGCGGGTTGCCGACGACGGGGCGGAACTGGTCGCGCCGTCGGAAGCGGGAGCGTCGCCGCGCGGTCCAGGCCGGCCAAAGGGCAGCAAGTCCAGGTCGACGATCCTTTACCGTGACGTGCTGCTGCAGAATTACGGCAACCCGCTCATGCGGCTGGGGCAGATCTACAGCTCGGATCCGAAGGCGCTGGCTAAGTATCTGGGCTGCAAGCCGGTCGAGGCGCTGGACATCATCCGGAAGGCGGCGATCGACGCCGCGCCATACGTGACGCCCAAGCTCGGGCCGGTCACGGAAGAGGGCGAGACCATTCCGGCCGTCAACATCATGATCGGCGGCGACCAGGGCGGCGGCGGCAACGGGTTTCGGATGGGCAATCTGCCGATTGTGGAAAGCGAGCGAAATCAACAGCTTAACGTCGTCGAGGATGCGCCAGTTGAACGCGACGAAGTTGAACGCAATGGCTAAGCGGTTGATCGGCAAGCATTTTCAGGTCCTATCCCGGCTGATCAAAGGTCAGCGGACTTCCCGCCGCGCCGCCCTGCCGACCCCACCCCCCATGATCGCGACCCCCGGGGGCGAAAATCGCGACGCCGCGCCGCGCGTGAGGGGGGGGGCAGGCAGCGTCTGCGGAAATTTCAAACCTTCGCGGGGATCCGCGTCGGTCGGAACCGATGGGCCGGGGTGCGGGGGTGCGGGTGAATCCGGGCTGGTGAATCGCGCCGGAGAACGACGGTGACGGGCGGGGCCGGGGAAATCAACTACATTCCGCCGGGACCGGAATCCGACCGGTTCCTGCGCGATTCATCGGCCAGCGGCATGGTCGACCTGATCATGGGGCCGCCGGGATCCGGCAAGACGACGGCGGCGCTGTTCCGGATCCTGCTGGCGGCGCAGCAGCAGCGGCCGAACCCGCGCGACGGCATCCGCTATTCGAGCTTTGGCGTGTTCCGCGTGACCAACCGCGAGATCGAGGAAAACCTGCTGCCGACATGGCACGAATGGTTCCCGGCGCAGAAGGGCGAATTCACCAAGGGGCCGCCGGCGACGCATCACCTGCGGCGCCAGATGGGCCGCGACGTGTTCGTCGATGTCAAGGTGTCCTTCGCGCAGCTGAACCTGGAAAACTACAAGGGGCTGCTGCGCGGCCTGCCGCTGTCGGGCGTCTTCGTGAACGAGGCCGACCTGATGCCGGAGGAAATCTTCAACTACATCCAGACCCGCTGGGGCCGCTATCCGGGTCCGAACCTGGGCGGCAACAGCTGGTTCGGCATGTGGGCCGATACGAACAGCTTCGACGAGGACCACTATCTTGCCCGCGATTTCGTCTATGAGCCGAAGTCGAATTACCGCTTCTACAAGCAGCCGGGCGGGCTGGTGAAGGATCCCGGCGGCCGGTGGGTGCTGAACCCGGAAGCCGAGAATCTGGCGAACCTGCGGCCGGGCTACTACGAAAGCATGATCCCGCAGATGACCGACTACCGGATCGCCGCGCATGTCGAGAACCGTATCTCGATGAGCCGCGCCGGCGAGCCGGTCTATCCCGAGTATGACGACGACGTGCATTGCACGGTGCACGCGCTCGCGCCGGTCCGCGGCGTGCCGATCAGCCTGGGCGGCGACGCCGGGCGGACGGCGTCGGTGGTGATTGGCCAGGAACTGCCCGACGGGCAGCTGATCGTGCTGGACGAGCTGGTGCATGACGGCATGGGCGGGGCGCAGATCTTCGGCCAGCGGCTTCGGCGGCTGCTGCAGTCGGACCGCTATGCCGGGATGGAGATCGTGGGCGCCTTCGGCGACCCGTCGGCGGCGCACAAGCGCAACGACACCGATGACCGGACCTGGCTGGGCGTGATGACCGAGCAGTCCGGCGTTCGCTGGGATCCTGCGCCGGGCAACAACGATCCGACGACGCGAACCGAGGTGGTGCGCAAGCAGCTGCTGGCGAACCTGGGGCCGAAGAAGCCGGGGCTGGTGATTTCGCCCAACTGCCGGATGCTGCGGCGCGGCTTCCTGTCGGGCTACCGCTACCGGAAATACGTGCAGGGCGCGGTCGAGCGCGTCGACGACAAGCCGGACAAGAACGAATTCAGCCACGTCCATGACGCGCTGCAATACTGGTGTCTCGGCCTGGGGCTGGAGCGCGAGCTGTACGGCTACGGCCACAATTCGCTGGCGAGCCGGCGTGCGGCGCAGCAGCACTGGCCGACGACCGCGATCACGCATGACGGCGAGGTTCCCCGGCAGCGGCGGGCCAGTCCGGGCGTGCTGGTGCTGTGATTTTTTCCCTGTGAACCGCTTGACAAACCCGAAACGGTCAAAAGCAGGCTGAATGAACCATGCAGATGCTTTCTCCGATCATGAGCCTTTTCGGCAGCGGCGGCGGATCCAGCCGGCCCTCGACCGTGATCACCACGCCGGAGACGCCGTCCTCGGCCAGCGAGGTCACGGCCGCGGAAACCGAGGCGCAGCGGAAGAAGAAGGCCGAGGATGCGCGCCGGGCGCTGGTGATTTCCGAGGGCAAGTCGACCGGCCGGTCGGCCAGCATCATCGCCGGATCCGGCGGCAAACAGGCGCTGGGCTGACGTGATGGAAGCCGATGTCGACGCCATCATCCGCCGCAATGACCAGCTGAAATCCGCCAAGCGTGATCACGAATATTGCTGGCACGAGCTGCAGCGGTGGGTGCTGCCCGATTCCACGTCGATCACCTATGATTCGACGCCGCGCGTGAACGAACGCGCGCACCTGTTCGACAATATCGGCGAGGAAGCGGCGATGATCGCCGCCGCCGGCATCTACGGCATGACGACCAATCCGGGGTCCGCCTGGTTCAACCTGGAAACCGAGGACCGGCGGCTGATGGCCGATCGCGAGGTCGCGGCCTGGCTGGATCTGGCCGAGGAATTCCTGCTGTCGGCGTTCAACTCGCCGCAGACCCGGTTTTCGGCGGTGAAGTTCCAGACCGACGTGCTGGATGTCACCTATGGCAATTCCTGCAGCTTCATCGAAAGCCGGACCGGCCGGCTGCCTGTCGTGCATCTTGTTCCGCTGCGCGAGGTCTCGATCGCGATCGGCGCCGATGGCGTCGTCGACACGGTGTTCCGCGAAGTCGAGTGGCCGGCCAGCCTGTGCTTCAAGCGCTTCGGCGCGGCGGCCGGCGAGAAGGTCGCGAAGATGGTCGCCGAGGGCGAGGAGGATGAAAAGTTCTGCCTGATCCATGCCGTTTTCCCGCGGGAGGTGCCGGGCGGCATCGGCATCGGCAAGCTGCAGAAGCCGTTCGCGTCGGTGTGGGTGAACAAGGACGAGAGGCGGATCATCAGCCGGGGCGGCTATGACGAGATGCCCTATGTGTTTTCGCGGCTGTGGACCAATGGCGACGGCGATTATGGCCGCGGCTGGGGCGCGCAGGCGCTGTATGCGGTGAAGTCGCTGCAGCTGCTGGCGAAGACGACGCTGAAATCGGCCGAGCAGGCGATCGCGCCGCCCTGGGCGGTGATGGAGGACACGCTGCTGCAGCCGCTGCGCACGTCGGCGAACGCCATCAACATGATGAAGCCGTCCGTCTGGGCGACGAACAGCGAGCCGATTTCGCCGCTGAACACCGGCGCCCGGCCTGACATCGGCGTCGACATGATCCTGAACTATCGCGAGGCGATCGAGCGGGCCTTCCGTGTGCCGCTGTTCCGGTTCGTGAAGGATCCGCACATGACCGCGACGCACGCGATGATTCTGGACGAGGAGCGGCTGCGCGACATCGGCCCGTTCATCGCCAACATGCAGGCCGAGAAGATGGGGCCGTCGGTCGAGCGCTTCTTCAACATCTTCCAGCGCGAGAAGTTCTTCCCGCCGGCGCCCGAGGCGCTGGACGGCAAGGCGCTGAAAGTCGTGTATTCGTCGCCGTCGGCGCAGCAGCAGCGCATCGACGAGGGCCGGTCGCTGCTGGCGGCGATCGACGCCTCGGCCAGCTTCGGCAACATCTTCGGTCCGGAAGTCTATGACAATCTGGACGGCGATTCCGCCTACCGGAAATTCGTGCAGCGGATGGGCGTCTCGGCGCAGCACCTGCGCGGCGAGGGTGACCGCGACCAGATGCGCGAGGCGCGGAATCAGCAGATGGCGCAGACCGCCGAGCTGGAAGATCTGGCGACCGCCGGCGGGGCGGCGCAGTCCTTCGCGCAGGCCGCCGCCTCGGCGGGGATGGTGGACCGTGAAGCAGCCTGATTTCAGCATGATCGACCCGCGGCGGCTGTCGCGGCGGTGGCGCATCGCGCAGGCGTGGAAGCAGTTTTACGCCACGCCCGAGGGGCGCGAGGCGATCGAGGAACTGGTGATCATGTGCGGCGTGGCGAAACCCGTGACCGCGCCGATCGACAGTGGAGGGCTGGTCCTGGCGGAAGCCGAGGGCCGGCGTCGGATCGGGCTGGTGCTGCTGAACAAGCTGAGCATCGGCCTGGGCGAGATCCTGAAAGCACAAACCGACCAGCAGGAGGCCATCAATGGCACGGAAGACGACGGCCGCATCGCGGCTTGACCACGTCGAGGCGCTTTGCGACGGCATGGCGAAGGCGATCGAGAACCTGATCCCGCGGATGGACGGCGACGCGCCGGCCGCGGCGAAGAAGGCTGTCGAGGCGTGGAAGGAGTACCGCCGTGCTGCTGGCGAATGACTGGCGCAGGCATATCGTCTTCGAGGGCGAAGGCGCTGGCGGCGGTGGTGCTGCTGGCGCGGGTGCTGCTGGCGATGGCGCTGGTTCTGGTGCTGGCGGTGAAGGCGGTTCGGAAGGCGCTGGGGCGGGTGCTGGCGGCGGCGGTGCCGGTGCTGCTGCCGGGGATGGCGGCGCAGATGGCGGCGGCGGCCAGGGCGCAGGCGGAAATGGAGGCGGCGCGGCGGAAGGCGCTGCAGGCGGAAGCTGGAAGGACGGGCTGCCCGACGAGATCCGGAACGACGCGGCGCTGAAACCGATCGGATCTGTCGAGGATCTGGCGAAGGCCATGATCAATGGCCAGAAGATGATCGGCGCCGACAAGATCGTCGTGCCGAAGGACGGCGACGCGGAAGGCTGGAACAAGGTCTATGACCGTCTCGGCCGTCCGGAAAGCCCGGACAAGTACGATCTGGGCGGGTTCAAGCCGCCCGAGACCGTGCCGTGGAACGCCGAGCTGCAGACGGAAGTCCTGGGTGCGATGCATGAAGCGGGCGCGAACAGCAAGCAGGTCACGGCGGCGCTGAACGCCTATGGCAAGGGCCAGGAAGCCGCGATCGCGAAGATGAACGCGGCGCTGGACGCGCAGGTCGAGGCCGGCATCGAGCAGCTGAAAACCGACTGGGGCGGCGACTTCGACAGGAATGTGACGCTGGCGAACCGGTCGGCCGAGGAACTGTTCGGCGCGGATTTCGAGGCGGCGCGCAATGTGAAGGACGCGGCCGGCAACAATGTGCTGGATAACCCGGTGTTCGTGCGGATGCTGCAGAAGGCCGGGGTCATGATGACCGAGGACGGCTTTCACGGATCCGCCGGCGGGGGCCGCGGCAACAACACCGCGACGCCGGAAGGCGCGGCGGCCGAGGCGAAGCGGATCCGCGATGCGGCCAGCCAGGATCCGGCCCATCCCTATCGCAACCGGCGCCATCCGGAGCATCAGCAGTATCAGAAGCGGATGCTGGATCTTGAGCGCAAGGCGGGAGAGAAGTCATGAGCGGCAGCAACCAGACCGAACCGGCGAAGGCGCTGGCCGTCGCCGACGTGCAGAAGATGATCAACGAGGCAGTAGGCGGCCTGGCAGTGATCGACGGCGCGGAGGACGGGCTGACCGACCTTCACGCCGTCGTTCATCGCCGGCACATGGCGATGTCGCTGGCGGTGCAGGCGCATCAGGGATTCGCGCCGTCGCCGCAGAAGCTGAAAAACGATGCAGCGCAGATTCTCGACTGGATCGAGGCGCCGCTGCGTGACGATGACGAGACGCCGGAGAAGTCCGGCAAGTAACAACCTCATTCTGGCCGGGCAGCCCGAAAGGGTCCGGCTGGCAGCCCGGAAAGACGGGACGGAAAACGACCCCCGACAGCGGTCGAGACGGGTCCGGCGGCCGCCAAGGACAAGCCGGGGAGCCTTTCGAGCAACTGGCACTTGTTTGAATGGAGGCTCCGATGGCGGAGTACGATCTGGATCCGGCCCATAGCCGGAAATTCGCAAACGACTTCTACGACCTGGCGGCGCAAACCGATTCCCGTTTCGAGGACACGGTGCGCGCCGATCCGGACTATCTGGAAGGCATCTACGGCTATTTCGACCGCGTCGGCAGCACGTCCGGCAATCAGCGGACCCGGAAGATCGAGCCGACCCGGCTGAACTCGATCGCGCACACGCGCCGTCAGATCGGCCTGATCGACTATGACATCACGCTGCCGATCGACAAGCCGGACGTTGTCCGGATGTCGAAGGGCGGGATGCTGCCGCAGAAATACCTGCAGCGGTCCGAGGAAGCGATGAAGCGCGACCTGGACGATGTCATCGTCGCGGCGCTGGGCGGCAACGCCAAGGCGGTCGACGAGAACCTGGACACGACGAATGTTGCGCTGCCGGCCGGCCAGCAGATTGCGAACGGCGGCACCAACATTACCTACGCCAAGATCCTGCAGGCCATCGAGATCATGGATTCGGCGGATGTCGACACCGATGCCGAGGAACTGTTTCTCGCGCTCAGCCCGATCGGCTGGCGGGCGATGATGCAGATCACCGAGTTCAAGTCGAAGGACTTCGTCGAGGAAGGCGTTGGCGACAAGGCGACCCGGCGGCGGATCCCGTGGCTGGGCGTCACCTTCATCAAGACCAACCGACTGTCGGTCGCGTCGAACATCCGGTCCTGCTTCATGTGGGCCAAGTCCGGCGTCGGGCTGGCGAAGGGCGCCGAATATGAGGCGTTCATCGCGCGGCTGCCGCAGTACAGCTTCGCCTGGTGCACGCACGCCAACTACTCGTTCGATGCGACCCGCATCGAGGACGAGAAAGTCGTGCAGATCGACATCGACGAAACCGCCTGACGCCTCGGCCGGGCGGCGGCGATCGTCGCCCGGCTGTTTCCGCTGACGGTTCACCTGACCACAACATCAAGGGAACAGTGACATGACCACGTTCTTTTCCACGCAGGAGACCACGCGCCAGGCGGGCGGCCTTCTGAATATCTCCGACTTCGGCCCGCTGGAGCGGCGCTTCTTCGAGTTTGTCGTCCCGACCGCCACGATCGCGGTGTCCGACGACATCGAGGCGCTGCTGATGCCGGCCAATTACCGCTTCATGGGTGGCGAAGTCTTCTGGGACGCGATGTCGACCGCGGGCGGCACGGCCAAGCTGCAGGTCGGCACGCGCACCGTGGCCGACGAGACCGACGATCCGGATCACTATCTCGGGTCGACGGATGTCGATGCGGCCGGGACCGCGCGGTTCGGCGTCACGCTGGCGCTGAACTGGGGCGAGCTGTTCACGGAAGATACCTATCTTCTGCTGACCAACCCCAACGACACGTCGGAAGCCTGGGCCGCCGCGGCGGACATCAAGGGCTTTGTCGACCTGCTTCCGGCCGGCTGACGGGTCCGCGCCGTGGCTTCGCTGACGGACATCTTCAACGACGCTTTCGCCCTGCTGGGCGACGGTGTCGTCAATTCCGCGGCGTCGACCACGGCGCGCACCGCCACGCTCAATGCGCTCTGGCCCGGCGTGCGCGACCGGGGGCTGAAAACGCACCCGTTCAACTGCGCCATCCGCCGGGCCACGGTGGCGGTTCACGGAACCGGCGCCGACCATTTCACCAATTCGTTCCGCAAGCCCACGAAGCCGAAATGCCTGCGTGTGCTGCGCGTCGGCGGGCCGGGATCCGGCGGTCACGGGCGCCAGTTTTCGGTCGAGGGCAACCTGATCCACGCCTATGCCGACGGCCCGGCCGAGATCGTCTATATCGGCCAGATCGAGCCGGAAGACATGGACGCCGATGTCGCCGCCTTCCTGGCCGCGCTGCTGGCGTCGAGCGTGGTCCCGAACCGCACGAAGTCGAACCCGCGCGATCAGCTGATCAAGGACGAAGTGAAGCGCCGCTATCTGCTGGCGATCACGTCGGACGGCGCCGAGGGCTTCAACTTCAAGTTCGAGGACAGCTATTTCATCATGGCCCGCGAGGGCTATGACGGCGGCGAGTATGACATGCGCCTGCACGGGGTGATCGCCGATGCCTCGTGAAACGCAGGCGCTGATCGCCTTCAATGCCGGGCTTCTCAGCCCGCGCGTCCAGGACCGGCTGGATGTCGAATGGCGCTTCCGCGGCTGCCGCGAACTGAAAAACCTGGTCCCGCTGCCGCACGGGCCGGCCAAGCGCCGGTCGGGCTTCCGCTTCATCGAGGAAGCGCAGGCCGCGACCGGCAACTGCCGCGTGATCCCGTTCCAGTTCTCGACCGAACAGGCGTACATCATCGAGGCCACGTCGCAGACCTTCCGCTTCTACAAGGACCGGGCGATCATCGAAAGCGGCGGGTCGCCGGTGTCGATTTCCACGGTCTTCGACTCCGACAAGCTGGCCGCGATCGACTGGGCGCAGGAAAACGACTTCATGGTCTTCGTGCATCCGGACGAGGAGCCGCAGCTGCTGACCCGCACGTCGGACACGTCCTGGACGATCAGCGAGATCACCTTCGAGGACGGCCCGTATCTGGCCGAGAATGTCGACACCACCCACACCATGACGCCGAACGCGACGACCGGCACCGGCGTCACGCTGACGTCGTCGGCGGCGGTCTTCGCATCGACCGATGTCGGACGGCTGATCCGCCTGAATCACGGCGGCACGATCGGCTATGCGACCATCGCAGCCTTCACCAGTTCGACGCAGGTATCGGTCGACATCGTCAACGATTTTGGCGCCACCACGGCGACATCGGCGTGGAACCTGGGCGCCTGGTCGAACACGACCGGGTTTCCGTCCTGCGTCGCCTTCCACAAGGGGCGGCTGTTCTTCTCCGGCCAGGCATCGGACCCGGCGCGGATCTATGGCAGCCGCGTCGACGATTTCTTCGACTTCACGCCCGGCACGGAAGACGACGACCCGCTGGAAATCATCGCCGCCGGGTCGGAATCGAACCCGATCCACTGGATGCGGTCGAAGAAGCAGCTGGCCGTCGGCACGTCGGGCGAGGAATTTTCCATCGGATCGTCTGACGGGCTGCAGATCACGCCATCGGATTCGCGGATCCAGCCCGAAACCGCCTATGGCTCGAAGTCGGGGATCCGCCCGACGCTGGTCGGCCGTCAGGTTCTGTTTGTCCAGCGCCAGGCGCGGTCGCTGATGGAACTGATCTTCTCGTTTTCCGAGGACGGCTTCGTCGCCCGCGACCTGGCCCGCCGGGCCGAGGATACGGTGGCGGTGGGGCTGGCCGAACTGGCCTATCAGCAACAGCCCTGGTCGACCGTCTGGGCGGTGCTTGACGACGGCAACCTGGTGTCGCTGACCTATCTGCGCGAGGAAGACGCGATCGGCTGGGCGGTGCAGACCGTGGCGCCGTCCGCCGCCGGCGCGGCGACGGTGGAAAGCATCGCCGTCATACCGGGCGAGGATTCGTCGGAAGGCGAGGATCAGCTGTGGGCGTCGATCCTGCGCACGGTCGACGGCGGCGTGAAACGCACGATCGAATGCCTGGATCCCTATTTCGCCGACGACGGCGCCGAGGAAGATCAGTTCTTCGTCGATGCCGGCATCAAGTATGACAGCACCGCAACGACCACGATCACCGGCCTGGATCACCTGGAAGGCGAGACCGTCGTCGCCCTGGCCGATGGCCGCATCGAGACGGGGCTGGAAGTGGCGTCGGGCCAGATCGAGCTGTCGGCCGAGGCGTCGGTGGTCAATGTCGGCCTGCCCTTCACCTGGCGGCTGAAACCCGTCGCCTTCGAGGCCGGCGCGCAGCTGGGCGTGGCGCAGGGTCAGCAGCAGGCCGCCGACGAGATCATCATCAAGACGCTGCGGACCGGCCGTTTCAACATCCTGGAAGGCGCCGGCGAAACCTTCTCGATCGTCGCGCCGGAACTGACCGTCGGCGAGAACGCGGCCAACGCGCCGGCGCTGTTCACCGGCATTCATGCGTTCCAGTCGCAGGCGCCGTTTTCACGCGATTCCGAGATCGTGCTGGAAGGAAGCGATCCGACCAATGCGGAGATCCTGTCCATGTTCGTCACGCACGCGGTGAACACGCTGTGAGCCGCCCGGTCCTGCATATCAGCCCGGCGACGCGGCATGACGTGTTCTGGCTGGTGAACCTTCGCCCGGACATCTTCGGCGAGATCGACGCCGGCCAGCTGGCGACGGCGCTGGGACAGCCGGGCCTGTCCTGCTGGGCCGCCCGCGAGGGCGAGAACGGCCGGCCGCAGCTGCTGGCGGGCGTCAATGCGGATCCCCTGCATTCGCCCTGGCGCGGCACGGCCTTCGCCATCACCGGCGATGTCCGCCTGAAGGACTGGCCGGAAATCACCGCTTTCGGGCGGGCGCTCTATGCCCGGCTGCTGGCCGGCGGCATGACCCGCATCGAGACCCATGTCCGCCAGGATTTCGCCGCCGGGCAACGCTGGGTCCGGCATCTGGGCTTCACCTTTGAAGGTGTGATGCCGGGCTTCTGCGCCGACGGGTCGGCGGCCATCCGCTACGGCATCGCCGCCGAGGCGGCGCAAGCGATGGAGGCCGCCTGATGCAAGCCCTGACGATAGCGATGGCTGCGTTCAGCGCGCTCGGCGAGATCCAGCAGGGCCGGGCCGAGGCCGAGGCCATGCGACGGGAGGCCGAGGCGTCGCGCATCGAGGCGGGCATCGCCCGCGAGAATGCCGAGCAGTCCCGGCTGGACGCCGTCGCCCGGCGCGAACAGCAGATCGCGGACCGGGAACTGCGTGAACAGGACGCCAAGCGGTTGATGGCGACGCAGCGCGCCCGCGCCGCCGGCGGCGGGCTGGCGCTCAGCGGTTCGCCGCTGCTGCTGCTGTCGGAAACCGCGTCCGATCTGGAGCGCGATCTTGGCCTGCTGGACGTGCAGGCGACCCGCGACATCGACCGGTTCCTGTCGGAAGCCCGGTCCTTCGACGCGCAGGGGACCGGCCTGCTGCGGTCCGCCGATTCGTTGAGCCGCTCGGCCGGCCGGGCATCGTCCGGCGGCTTCCTGCGCGGTGGGGCGAAACTGATCGGCGGCGTCGTGCGCTCGGGGGTTATCAAGTAATGGCGATGATTCCGCGATCGGAGAAGCAGTTCGGTGGCGCCCGCCCGGCGGGGATCCGGCTGGACCCGAGCCGCTTCTCGGCCGGGATGCGCGGCGAGGCGGCGGCGCTGCGGATGACGGCGCGGTCCGACGCGCGCACGGCGGCGGTTGTGGAGCAGGTTGGCGGCGAGGTCGGCCGCATCATGGAACTGCGCGCCGAGAAGATGAAACAGGCCGAGCAGGCGGCGCAGGCGGCCGAGGCCGGCGGGCGCATCCGCCGGCGCCTGAACGACATCGAGCTTGAATTCGAGCAGTCCGGCCAGGTCGACAACGTGCCGGACGATTTCGAGGAGCGTGCGCGGTCGGCGCGCGAGGAACTGGTCGCGTCGATCGAGGATCCCGTCGTCCGGGCGCAGGCCGCCCGCGACTTCGACACGATCGCCGAACAGGGCCGGATGCGCATGGCGCGGCTGGGCTTCCGCCGCCGCATCGGCCGGGCCGAGGCGCAGCTTGACGAGACGCTGCCGGCGATCGCGCGCGAGGCCGCCGAGGCGGCGACGCCGGCCGAGCGTGAGCTGGCCGTGCGGCGCGGCGCGGTGCTGATCGACGCGCAGGTCCAGTCGGGCCTGATGGACGAGGAACGCGGGTCCGACCGGCTGCGCGAGTTCCGCGCCGATCTGGACGAGGCCGACGTGCGCCGGATGATGACGAACAACCCGGAGGCGGCGATCGCCGCGCTGTCGGATCCGGACCGCTTCACGCATCTGGACGAGGAACGCCGCGCGCAGCTGGCCGATCAGGCCAACAGCCGCTTCGACACGCTGCTGAACAAGCAGCACCGCGAGGAACAGCGGAAACAGGCCGCGCGCGACCGTCTGGAAAGGGAAGCCGGCGAGGCGGCGATGAAGGAGATCGACGGGGCCGCCGCCGACGGCACGCTGGACCGCGACATGATCGAACAGCGCGTCGACGTGCTGTCGGCGGTGCAGTACCGGACGGCGCTGAAACACCTGGAAGATGACGGCGAGACCACGAATGTCGGGGTCTATTCCGACCTTCTCGCCCGCGTCCGGACCGACCCGGAGGGCGTCGGGCGCGACGCGCACCGGGCCTATCAGGCCGGCGACATCCGCCGCGAGGATCTGAACACCGTCACCGGCCGCGTCGAAAGCGAGCTGCGCCGCCGCGAAAGCAACGAGGGCGGCGAACCGGACGAGGCGAAGGTCGCCCGGACCTGGCTGCGCGACATGATGGGCGGCAATTCCTTCATGCTGCCCGAGGCGGCGAAGGCGCGGCAGGCGCAGGCGGTGCTGGATTACGAGCTTGCGGTGGCGAAGGCCGAGGACCGGGGCGACACGCCCGACTACCTGGCGATCGCCGAGACGGTCATGGGCCGCTACGACCCGGGCAATGCCAGCCAGACCCTGACCCTGCCGGCGCTGAAATTCGCCGGTCAGCCCGACCGGAGCGACATTCCGGCGATGCAGCAGGCGCTGGGCGAGGAACTGGCGGGCATCGAGCGCGCCATCGCCGAGGACCGCATCAGCGACGCCGAGGCCGACATCTATCAGCGCAACCTGCAGAAGTGGCTGCTGCATCTGCGCTTCATGTACGCCCGCGGCCAGGGTCCGAAACCGGGAGGCGGCAATGCAAACTGAACCGGTGCAGGACCGGGAGAATCGCAGCCCGGCGCTGCGGCCGGCCGAATCGGCTGCGACAGTGACGCCGGGGCCGGACATGCCGATCGGCCGCGACGCCGACGACATGAGCGCCGAGGTCGAAACCCGCTACAAGCAGATGAGCCGCGACGAGATGCGGGCCGAGCTGCAGCGTCTGGGCGCGACCAACGCCGCCGCCGGCGAAGCCGCGCGGCGTCCGGAAGGCGGGCCGCATCCCTACACCGATGACCGGCGCGAGGAAGACCGCACGGGCGCCGCCGTCTTCGGCTTCGTCGGCGACGTGGTCGACAATGTTTCCGAGATCCCGCGCCAGGCGCTTGGCGGCGCGCTGGACGCGGTGAACGCGATGGGCGAAGGCATCCGCGACCTGGCCGTGTTCATGGAAAAGCACGTCCCGCTGGGCGCCATCGACCTGGACAAGATGGAATACATTCCGCCGGGCGACTACGACCCCGACAGCGAGGAAGCCCTTGTCAGCGTGCCGACGGCGGCCGAGCCGCGCACGCCGACCGGGCATGTGGTCCGGTCCTTCGCGCAGTTCATGACCGGCTTCATCCCCGCCGTGCGCGCCTTCAAGGCGTCGGCGGCGGTGAGCCGCGGCGGCCAGGTCGCGCGCTACACGGGCGCCGGCGCGGTGGCCGATTTCGTCGTCTTCGAGGGGCAGGAAGAAAATCTTGCCGATTTCGCGAAGAAGGTCGGCATCCCCGACAACGCCGTGACCGATTTCCTGGCGACCGATCCGGACGATGCGGAAGCCGTGGCGCGGTTGAAGAACACGGCGACGGGCGCTGTCGCCGGCGCGGTTCTGGACGGCTTCATCGAGGTCGCGCGGTTCCTGCGCCATGCCCGTTCGGGCAGGGAAAAGACGGGGACGAAAGTCGCCGTGCCGGAACGCGAGGTCGAGGGCCGCGATTTCGAGGTCATGGGCGAACCCGGGGGCGAGCTGCTGAAAGTGAAGCCCAAGCGCCCGGACCCGGACGAGGAACTGCTGAAAGCCGACGCCGAGGCGCAGAAGGCCGGGATCCGGCCGGAGACGATCGAGGCGATGACTTCGGCCCGGTCGGTCCCGATCGGCCCGAACACGTTCGAGATCAACTTCGCCGCGATCGACACGCCCGACGACGTGAAGAAGGTCATCGAGGGCATGGCCGAGGGCTTCCGCGGCACGGTCGACGAGGCGCGGCGCGGCACGCTCGGCGACGACGCGGTGAAGGAAATGGCCGACCGGCTGGGCATGACGCCGGACGAGCTGCTGCGCCGCCGCCAGGGCGAAGCCTTCAACGCCGAACAGATCCTCGCCAGCCGCGAGCTGCTGAACGCTTCCGCCGCGACGCTGATCACGGCGGCGAAGGCTGCCCGCACGAAGCCCGGCGACGAGGTCGCCGCCTTCGTCTTCCGCCGGGCGCTGGCGGTGCATCACGCCGTCCAGCAGCAGGTCATGGGCGCCCGCGCCGAGGCCGGCCGCGCGCTGCGGGCCTGGTCGATCCCGGCCGGCGGCGGACGCACGCAGGCGACCATGATCATGGATCTTGTCTTCAAGACCGGCGGCACGAAGACGGCGTCGGACCTGGCCGACCGGATCGTGGCGCTGGACGCCGCCGGCGCCTCGCCGAAGGCAATCGACCAGATGGCGCGCAAGGGCGTCGTCGCGAAGTCGATCGACGTGATCCGCACCGTCTTCATCAACGGCATGTTGTCCAGCCAGAAGACGCACGCGGTCAACATCATGTCGAATTTCGGGATGCTGGCGCAGGCCATCGCCGAGCGCGGCCTGGGCGCGCAGATCAGCAAGCAGCTGGGGACCGAGGGCGGCGTCGCCGCGGGCGAGGCCGCGCAGATGGCCTTCGGGCTGATCGAGGGCATGAAGGACGGGCTGCGCTTCGCCTGGAAGGCGACGCGGACCGGCGAGACGGGCCGGGCGGTCGGCGACAAGCCGCGGGCGTCGGCCGGCAAGGTCGATGACGAGCCGCGCGGCACGGTCGAGGCGCTGGTCAACCCGCGCGAGGGCGGTCCGCTGGGCCGGGCGCTGCACCTGTTCGACGTGGCGCTGGAAGTGCCGACGCGGATGCTGGGCGCCGAGGACGAGTTATTCAAGGCGGTCAACTACCGGATGCAGCTGCGCGCCCTGGCGGCCCGCAACGCGGCGCATGAGGGGCTGGACGGCGCGGCCGCGAAGCAGCGCATCGCCGAGATCCTGGACGATCCGCCCGACAGCCTGAAAGCCGAGGCGGTCGACTTCGCGCTGCTGCAGACCTTCACGAACAAGACGGGCGACATCGGCGACGCGATCCTGAAACTGCGGCGCATCGGCGGATCCTACAATCCGCTGTTCTTCATCCTGCCCTTCGTGCGGACGCCGGTGAACCTGGCCCGCCAGGCGGTCGAGCGCTCGCCCTTCGCCTTCCTGTCGAAACAGTGGAGGGACGACCTGGCCGCCGGCGGCGCGCGGGCCGACATGGCGCTGTCGCGCATGGCGGCGGGGACGACGGTGATGCTGTTGGCGACCGACCTGGCGATGCAGGGGCGTATCTCTGGCAACGGCCCGAAGGATCCCGGCGAGCGCGAGCGGCTGATGCGCACGGGCTGGCGGCCGCATTCGGTCCGCATCGGCGATGAATGGGTGGCCTACAACCGCTTCGATCCGCTGGGCATGACCATCGGCTATGCGGCCAACATGGCCGAAACCTTCCGCACGCGCGAGGTCGACCCGGAAGCCTCCGACGAGCTGGACGAGGTGCTGTCGAATTTCTTCTTCGCCGCGACATCGGCAGTGATGTCGAAAACCTATCTGCAGGGCGTGACGGAGTTCATGGCCGCGGCCAATGACGATGACCGCTATGGCTCGAACTATGTCAAGGACATGCTGGCGCGCTTCGTGCCGTACTCGGCGCTGATGAGCAACATGCAGCGGGCGATCGACCCGGAGTTGAAGGACACCAATTCGCTGGGCGAGTATCTGGAAAGCCGGATCGTCGGGTTTGGCGAAAATCTGCCGCGCCGGCGCGATCTGTGGGGCCGTCCGATCACGATCGAAAGCGGCTATGGCGCCGCCTATGACTTCGTCTCGCCGGTGACGATTTCGTCGATCGAGCCGCAGCCGATCGACGAGGAACTGGGCCGCCTGCGCGTCTTCCCCGAACGCCTGGACAAGCGGATCACCGTGCACGGCGTCGACATCGACCTGTCGCGCTGGCCGGCGGTCTATGAGCGTTACGCCGAGCTGGCCGGCAATGGCTGGAAGAACCCGGCGACCGGCCTGGGCCTGATGGATCACCTGAACGCCGTTGTCACCGGCCAGTCGCCCTACAGCCTGGCCTATCAGATGCGGTCGGACGGCGCCGAAGGCGGCAAGGCCGGCTGGATCATGCAGCAGATCCGCCTCTACCGGGAGATGGCGCGCAACGAGATCCTGCGCGACCCCGAATTCCGCAAGTTCCAGACCTTCGCCGAAGCCCGCCGGCGCGAGCGCATCGAGCAGCAGTCGGGCGTCAACCTGTTCGGAGGCAATGACTGATGGCGATTTCGACCACGACGCGCTGGACCTACACGCCCGACGGGGTCACGACCGCGTTCGCCTATGACAACCTGATCACCGCGGCGACGGACCTGAAAGTCTATTTCGACCTGGACGGGGTGATCACGGAACAGGTTTCCGGCTTTTCGGTCTCGGGCGTCGGCGACGAGGGCGGCGGCAATGTCACCTTCTCGTCGGCGCCGGCGCTGGTCGACGCCGACAAGGTGGTGATCGAAAGCGAGATCCCGTCGACGCAGGCGCTGGACCTGACCGGGGCGCTGACCAGCCCGACGGACGCCAACCTGAATGCTGCGCTGAACCGCGTGACGCGGATCCTGCAGGATCTGGAACGCAAGATCGACCGCTGCATCCGCCAGGATGACGGCCAGCTGGACGCCGACATCGGCCGCATCCCCGCGGTCGAGATCCGCGCCTCGACGATCCTGTCCTTCGATTCCTCGGGCGATCCGGTGATCACGTCGGCGCGGTTCAAGTCCTACGCCACGGCCGGCGTGCCGAGCGCGTCGACCGAGGGCGCCGGCGCCGCGATCCATGTCACCGATGGCGCGGCGGGCAGCCCGTGCCTGGCTTTCAGCGACGGAACCGACTGGCTCCGCTGCGACACACTCACCGCGATTTCCGCAAGCTAGGAGGAACCCTGACATGGCACGCAATCAGGTATTGGTCGATGTCGCCGAAGGCGCGAACAGCAACGGCTGGACCGAGCTGACCAATGGCGACGTTTCCGGCGCGATCACCTTCCAGATCCGCGGCGGCGGCAACGCCGCCGAGATCCGCTATGAAGTCGACGACACCGAGCCGGAAGCGACCGAACACGGCCAGATCTTCTATGAAGGCGAGGGTCCGGTCCGCAAGCTGCTGTCGGAGCTGGTCGCACTGTCGGGGGCGCTGCGCGTCTTCGCCCGGCCCGCGCCCGGCGTCTCGGCGCTCAAGATCTACGTGGATCACGCCTGATGCGCGAACGGGCCGGAAACTACGGGCATCGCGCCGGGATCCGACGGGGGCTGTCGCTGGGCGGCCTGCGGCGGCGCTTTGGCGTGGACGCCGGCGGCGGCCGGCTGCACGGCGCCAATGGCTTCCAGCCCGAACTGATCGCCGATTTCGTCAACGGCGACTATCGCAACGGCGGCGAGCCGTGCGCGTTCGGCGACCTGTTCACCTTCTCCCGCGCCTCGGAAAGCGGCTTCTTCCTGAACCGCGACGGTGTGATGGAACGGACGGCCTCGGGCGTTGCGCGGCAGCAGACCTGGCGGATGGAAAGCGGCGTGATGGTCCCGAAGGGGCTGGCGCTGGAAAGCGATGCCGGCACGAACCTGGTCCCGGAAAGCCGCGACCTGGACGAATGGGGCGGCGCGGTCACGAACCTGACCGTCAGCGCCGATGCCGACACCGCGCCGGATGGCACGGCGACAGCGACACGGCTGACCACGGCTGTCACTTCCGGGGCAAGCCATCTGATCCGCGAGGCGCTGACCAAGGCGGCGGCGGCGACCGATTATGTCTGGTCGATCCACGTCAAGGCCGATGGCTTCGGCTTCTTCTCGACTTTCCTGCACGGCACCTCGTCATCGAACCGGGTGGAACTGTCGGGCAATCTCACGACCGGCGCGGTGTCGACGGCATCCGCAGGCACGGGGTTTACCGTCCACGAATCCGGGTCGGAGGAATTGCCGAATGGCTGGTGGCGCTTCTGGATCGCCTTCCAGTCGAACGCCGACACGGATCTGGGCATCCAGCATTACGTCGCTGACGGGCTTCTGGACGAGACGCTGGACGGCGACGGCGCAAGCGGGATCCTGTCGTGGGGCGCGGACCTGAAAGCCGGGCGGGTGCTGTCCAGCCACGTCCCGACCGATGGCGGCACGGCGACCCGGGCGGCGGAAGTCATCTCGATTGCCGCGGCGGACCTGCCTTACAGCGCGACGGCCATGTCGATCGCGATGGAGGGCGGCATCGGCTATGTCGACAATGGATCGACCACCGAGGCGTTGTTCTACAACTGGGCGGCGGACGCCGACAACTTCATCCTGGCGAAACTGAACACCGCCAGCACGAACACCGGCCGGCTGGACGCGCAGCAGGAAGAAACGACGACCAATGACGCGGCTGTCGGCAATTCCCAGCTGACGCCGGGCGTGCTGGTCCCGTTCTCGATCGCGGCCCGTCACGGCGCGACGTTCATCCAGCTCGGCAATGACGGCGTGGCCGGAACGGTGAACGCGACACCGACGGCGCTGCCCGATCTGTCTTCATCCGGCCTCGATCTTGCCGACGACTTCAACGGCACGATTTCGCGCTTCCGCATGTGGGACGCCGACATCGGCGCGGCCGGTATTGCGGAGGCAAGTGCATGACCTGCGCCACGGCGCCGAGAAGCTGACAGGGGAAACGACGATGATTCCAGTGAACACGATGGACCGGATGCTCGCTGCCGGCGGGCGGGAGCATCGGAACGAGACCACGGCCACGCACACGCTGCTGCTGGACAATCTTACGCAGGGCGGCCTGGGGGCTGTGTTTTCCCCGCAGCACGACATGACCTCGGTGATCCGGCTGCAGCTGCCCGAGGGCGGCGTCTGGGACCGTATCCAGCCGAACAACGCCGTGGTCGAGCTGCGCGGCGATGTCGTCGTCCAGGGCTACCGGGAGACCAACATCTTCAATTTCAAGGTGCTGGCCCGTGACGGCGGCGAGATCAGCCTGCTGGACCCGGCGACGCTGACGCCGGCGCTGCCGGATGACGACATCCTGCTGCTGGGCCAGTCCATGATGACCGGCCTGTCGCAGCATCCGCAGGCGTTCCAGGCGCTCAACCCGCGCACACGCATCCTGAACGCCGCGGTGGGCGGATCGGCGCTGAACGGAGACTGGTGGGATCTGGCGCTGGATCAGCCCGGCCCGCTGACGCTGGCGGCCGAGACCCTGGCCACGGGCAAGAACGTGACGCGGATCGTGGTCGCGCAGATCCATGCCGATGCCGACGAGGCACAGGCCGGGACGCTGTCCGGACAGGACTTCATCGACGGCTGGATCAAGGTGCTGACCTATCTCGGCTGGCCGGCGATCCCGGCGATCGTCGAGAAGCCGGGCCGCAACGCGCCGAACAGCGAGGCCGGTTACCAGTTGCTCTGCGACGCATGGGAGGAACTGCTGGCGGCGAACCCGTCGATCCGGTCCTACAGCGTCCACGACCGGCTGGTCACGCACCAGGACGGCGCGCATCGCGACCGGGCCGGCCATGACATCACCAGCCGCCGCCTCGGACTGCTGGTGGCGAACCCGTCGCTGGTGCCGCCGCATGTCACCGGCCACAGTTATGTCAGCGCCTTCGAGACCCTCCTGACCTTCTCCGAACCCGTCAGCCATTGCGATTTCGCGGGCATCCACGGGATCGACCTGCAGCGCGCCGAGTGGGCGGCCGACGGGATGAGTGTGAAGCTGCACCACAACGCGGCCGACCAGCCCGAACTGCGCTGGCCGCATGGCGCCGGCCTGCGACTGGGCGGCAGTCCCTACGGGTCCGGCGACAAGTCCATGCACTTCCCCTTGCAGCGCTTCACGCTGCTTCCGTCTGGCGCGACATAGGAGGGCATCATGCGGGCCATCGCCAAGGCGCTGCTGGCGCTGATATTTCTGGTTCTTCCGGCTGCGGTGGGCGCTCAGATGCTCTGCCAGGAGCGCGATCAGGTGCTGGCGAAGCTCGCCGCCGGCTACCACGAAGCGCCGGTCGCGATGGGGCTGGCGTCGAACGGGGCGCTGATCGAGGTGCTGACATCCGCCGCGCCCGGCGCGGATGAAGGCAAAACCTGGACGATCATCGTCACGCAGCCGAACGGCATTTCCTGCGTCTTCGCCACCGGTGAAAGCTGGCAGGACATCGACCGGTTGGCGATGACCACGGATCCGCAGCTGTGAGCGTCGAGGATCCCGTCGCCCGGCAGATCGCCAACCAGGCGCTGCGCCGCATCGACGAGCATATCCGCGAATGCGGCGAGAACGGGCGGGATCTGGTCAAGCGGTTTGACCGGATCGAGGAACGCTTCGCCGCGGGTCAGAAGCAGATCACGCTCAACGGCGTTGCAGCGAACAGCGCCGTCACGCAGCTGCAGCAGCTGAACGCGAGTTTTCTGGACGACCGCGCCGACCGGCGAAAGCTGGTCCGGCGCTGCACGATTGCCCTGATCGGGCTGCTGATGACCGGAATTTCGTCATTGGGCGGCGCGGTCTTCTACTTCGTCGACCGGGATCTTGCTCTGTTGGGCGAGATCCGTCTGCAGCAGGAACTGAAATCGGAGAAGCAGCCATGAGCACGAAGGAACTGGCGGCCGAGATCCGCGATCTGGTCATCCGGCCGACCCTGGCCGAGCTGGGCGGGCGCTACGCGACCGAGGCGGCGGTGCGTCTGCTGTGCATGACCGCGGCGCATGAATCGCAGTTCTGCTGCCTGCGCCAGAGGGCGAAGTGGGACCGCGCGAATCAGCGCTGGATCCACGGCCCGGCGCGCGGGATCTACCAGATGGAGCCGGCGACCTATGCCGAGCACCTGCGCTGGCTGGCCGGCGGACCCTTTGATGATTTCGCGCCCTTCATGCACCAGGGCGAGCTGGGCTGGGCCGATGCGGACCGCCTGATCGGCGACCTGTATCTGGCGACCGCGGCTGCGCGGCTGCACTACTGGCGCTGGCCCGAGCCGCTGCCCGACGCGGCCGACATTCACGGCCTTGCCGAGTACGCCAAGCGCGTCTGGAACACGTCGGCCGGCAAGGCGACGGTCGCCGACTACCGCAAGGCGTATCAGCAGTTTTTCCCCGATCCCCGCGATCACACCTGACCGGGGCCAAACCGAAAGGAAACCGACCATGAATCTCACACAACTGGTTGAAGCCGCCGACATGGCGGGAAGTTTCGTCCGCATCAAGCAGAATGGCGGGCAGGTTCCTCAGCCCGGCGTTCCCGCCTATGCGCACATTGACAGCATCGACAGCGACACGGTCGATCTGATGCTGGTCGGTGACGCCGTGTATCCGTCGCCCGCGACTGTCGACAGCGTGGAAATGAGCTTCTCCGCGGCGTTGGCGGCGTTGAAGGACGGTCAGCGCGTCGCTCGCGCAGGCTGGAACGGCAAGGGCATGTTCCTGTTTCTGGTCCCCGGATCGCGGTTCCAGGTCAACCGGCCGCCGCTTCTCGGGATCTATGAGGAAGGCACGACAGTCGACTATCACGCGCACATCGACATGAAGACGGCGCAGGGTTACGTCGTGCCGTGGCTGGCCTCGCAGGCCGACATGCTCGCCGACGACTGGATGATCGTCGAATGAACAGAACCGCAGGCGGCGCCGGACTGGGGTCCGGCGTCGTCACGATCTGGCTCTGGAACACGCTGCTGTTCCCGTCATACCCCATGCCCGCCGAGGTGGCGGGCGCTGTCGCGCCGGTGCTTGCCGGTGCTGTCTATGGCGTTGTGGATCTGATCCAGCGCCTGATCGAGAACGAGAGGAAACCCGATGCGTAACTTCTGGAAATGGGCCGCTGCCGGCCTTCTGACGCTGGCGTTGCCCGGCTGTTCGTCATTGCTGGCCGTGCAGGAAAAGGCGCAGGACGGCGCGCGGCAGCTCGCCGTGCCGGCCATCATCGGCGAATGCAAGCTGTCTGCGGTCGAGCGGCGCGGCCGTCTCGATCGGTTGAACGCGGATCTGGCTGCGAAGGGCAGCACCGCCCGTGTGACGCCGCTGGACTGCGACGGCGACGGCGATCCCGACGCCATCTGA